ATAACCTTAGAATCAGGCTCATCGGTGCCGAGAATGATCGCGTACTCTTCGTTCGCTTTGAGAAAGACGGGGTAGTCGAACTCAATCATCGTCGGCAAGCCGTCCGTTGCCATGTCGGGATTAACCACAACGCTTGAACGCGGAATAACCTGCTCAATCAAAGTGTCTTGAGTCGGCACACCGTTTTCCGTTTTCACGATCATGCAGAACAAGTTTTCATTGCCAACCGCCGTAAACCACACAGCGAACTTGGTGATGTAACGTGACTCTGCAAGCGTGAAAGTCTGAGCCAATGGATCGCGACCAGCCGCTAAACGACACCGCAGCTTACGTGAGGCAAGCTCACGATTCGCCCCCACCATAAACTCTGCCTCAAGCTGAGCAGGCGTAGCAGTTTTGAGGCGACGCATCCAATGAATGAAGCCGTTATAGTCCGGTTTACGACCTAAGACATTCCTGTAAGCATTTACAACGGTGTTACGGTCAGTGACGCTGTTGTTACCGGCAACTGCCTGTCCAATCGTGTAGCTAGTACTACGAATATCGGAATACACCGAGTTTCCGCTTGGCGTTACCGGAACACGACGAACCGGTGGTCGCGCGTTAACACGATTAGTTATAAGCGACTTAACTGAGTCAGAGATCGACTTAATCACACGCGTTATTGGTGCTGGCGAACGTGGTGATGCGCTAACTGTAGGCTCACCGACATACACGGTTTTACCTTTCTCAACCGTCTTAGTCATCGTCGTCGAGATCATAGTCTGCACGTTAGCGGTGGTTTTCACGCCAACAGTTGAGACTTTGATCTCACCGCGACCGGTATAGGTCGACTCACCCTTCTGACCGTACTCTCCAAAGAATTCAACAGGGTATGAACCCGATGGACGTCCCTTGGGCACCATGAAAGTACCGCGCACAACGCCGTTGGCATCAGCAACAATCAATCCATCCAGTAGACCGTCGACACTATCAGAAATGTCCTCGCCGCCGAATAAAACCGTATTTAGCGGCTCGTTCGGTGCGAAATTCTGTATGACAAAGCCAACCTCACGGTGACGAAGCTCTTGGTCGATCTCTGTACTGAGCTTTTCTGTACGCTGCTCTTTCAAGTTGACCGACGTTTTCGCCTTGGTTTTAACATCTGCGGTAACTTTTTGAGTCGACGCAGCGAGTGAAGAAACCACACCGTCAGCGACCAACTTGTTCGCGTAAGTGCTATTTTCCGTGATGTACCAGTAGGAATTCGCTTGCGAATAGCTGAACAAGCCGAAATGCTTAGCACCCTTAAATTTCGAGAGTGCGGGATTTTGGTTCAAATTCAAATCAAGACGCGTCGACGTATTAATAGCGGTCGAGCCTATATTTGATACGTACGCGCTGATTGAATCACCACTGCGCACAATACGCATCGTTATGCCTGCTGAATAATTATTCCAGTTATCAGGACTCGGGCGCGCAACTTTACTTGAACCTTCTACGAGCACGATCTGGTCGTTCTGGCGGTAGTTATAGTAAATTCGCCATGTCCAGCCTGCTTTGTCGTTGTTTCTAACCGCTGATATGTTATGCCACTTCCCGTTAGCATCGCGATGGGCACAGATAACTAAACCGATTCGGTCATTATCCGCTGACGTAGACGTAAGCTTAGCTGCAAATTTAAAGCGATCAGCTTTGTCTTTGAAGATCAAAGCAGCACCCGCGTTGGTGTTTGTTGAGTAACGAAACTTATCCGTCGCCCGATCATAACTCCAATTGGTTGCCTCACTGGTTTCATGCCAGTTGTTGCCCGCTTGCGCCGCTGTTCTCCAATAGCCAGAAAACATGTCGTAAAACTTCGCGCGCTTGCCTGTTTTGGGGTTAATCAAATTCGACACGTCGGGCTGAGTCTTAACTCGTGTACGACCATCAATGACACGCTCAGATTTTTGTATTGCTACATTGTTACGCGTGTTCACGATAGTCGACACGCTTACGCGCTCAGCTTCACGAGTCCACGTATCCACTGAAGGGTTGAGCTTTACAACAACCGCTTTGGGCGCAAAAGATGTATACTGGTTAACTTGCAATTCGGTTGTCTGAGAGTCGATTTTAAACAGGCTTTCGTGACTAAAGTCAGGGTTAAAACCCAACCCATCGTCATTATCTATGTTAAAAGACTGCACAAGCGTCTGATCGTATGGAAGCGTCAAAACCTCTTTAACCGCGTCTACGAATGCATCGTTTTCCAAGCCTTCGTCACGCAGATCGTCATTCAAAAAGTTGTCAATGAACAGACCTTTTGACGCCATTAGCCCATCGTCGAGAATACGTTGCCGGTTGCGCTGTAGTGCTAGCTCTTCATACAGTGTGAGCACTGAGTCCTTCATACGCTGTAGCTGATATACAGGTACAACACGTGGAGCGCTCGCGGTGACTTGAGGCATCGACAATGCATCTTCAATACTAATCAGCGCGAGTGAAACTGACTCATCCGGTGTTGATGGTGGATACGCCTCACCCTCATGCAAAATCGAGGGTACAAGAGATAAACGACCCGTTGCATCCAGAACGAGTCGATCCATGCGTGGGAAAACTGTACCCATCGAGAATCGTACCGTGACGTCCTCTCCGCGTATGACTTCAATACCCTCGACGTGCGCTTTACCTTCTGCGACTTTGAGAAAGTAGTAATCTTCGCTCTCGTCTTTAGCAATAATCGACACGGTCAAACCGTTTGTAACATAGTTGCCGTTTACGCGCGCGTCATAGCGCTGCAACGTCTTGGGTGCATTTTCTTTGATGTACGCGGCGTCATGTGATGAGACAAGCTCGTAATCTTTCAGCGTGTACAGCGGGTAGAACGTCGTACCTAACTCTGCGCTTGTTGAGCGACCCCACTGCGCCGTCGCAGGTGTTACACCTGTATCAACCCAAATACCGAGCGAGACTTCACCCTCTACAGGTACAGTGATCGCAGCACCTACGAAAGAGACAATACCTGCCGAATCTGACTTAACAGCGCCAGCCGATAGAATGACCTCATCACCGCCTTCAACAGTCTGTGCCGTTACACGTCCGATCACTTGACCTTCACGAAGCTTGCCAGCATAAGCAGCATTAATTTTGGTGTTCAGGTCGGTGACGATTGTCGAGTGCGCAGTTAGATCGTCAATGTGCTGATCGACTGTGCCGTCTGAAATATTCACAGAAAACACGTCAGATGCGCTGAAGCTTGTTAGCGCAATCAACACACGAAACGTCAGCGCTGAATCAGGGTTATACACAATCAAGCCGTCAACGGGCTGTGCAATTGCAATAAGAACACGCGAACCGACGTTGTTATCCGCGTATAAGTAAATTTCACCAACAGTTATCGGTTCAGGTGTCTGCGCGCTTGGAATCGTACACACGTATTCGATCACGTTCGGGTTAGTCGCATTAGCGCCACCCGTCGCACCCACGTAAAATTCCGTGTTGATTGAGCTGAGTGTACGAGACGCCGCAAACTCGCCTGCCGTCTCACTCACACCGAACGCGTTTGGTACGAGCTTCCAACCGCCGCTTGCGCCAGACGTAATCGCGCTTAGACCCTCTGTTGTGAGAATCGATGTAGTAGTTGCCATGAATTTTGTTCCTCAGAGATCTAATCAGAGACGTTTATGTCGTAAATCTGCTCAATCGCGCCGCCAACCATGAAGCGAGCGGGCGTAGTGGTAGTGCCAACAACAACTTGACGCGGCAAGAAATTGACGGCGGTATAAAGCGGTTGGTCGATCATGTTGATAATCACACCGTACTCGCGTAAGAGCGGGTAGACATACGCTCTGAAAAACTGGCGTACCTTCTCAGCTGTCTGGAAATTCACGCGATTGTCTTCACGTGTTAAGTCGATTTCAATGCGGTACGTCGATGGGATTCGATCAACCTCTTCGACCTCATCAAACCACTCGACTATCGTCACAAACTGACGCAAATCCAGCAGATCAAGGATGAAATCGACACCTTGGCGTGACCCCTTGAGTCGATGAATCGACAGCAAGAAAGTCTTAAAAGTGACTATTTCAATGGGACTCAGCTCAAGGATATCGAGAATGTATCCGTAGCCCATCTCACGAATCAATGCGACGTGGTCTATCGCCAGTTCAGCAAACGCCTCTTCATTTAACTGCACACCTTTGAACGTGTGCTTGAATGGGCGGTAAAGCTGGACAACATACTCGTTGCCTTGCTCGACATTTAGAAGCGTCGATTGGTGCGGGCGATTTCGATGATAGGTAAGACCGGTGGATTTTTCAGTAATACGCTTAATCGCAAGGTCGCGATACGCTGAAATGGTGCCACGAATGACAACACGGTGGTAACCGCTGGAGCGAATACGATAGGTCGAGCCTTGGTTAAAATAACCACTACGCTGCGCGTCGTAATCCTCATTATCAATGATCTCGACAATCGAGAGACCTGCGTAGGCATTTTCAATAGCTGCTATCGTCTGTAGCGAGTCGACACCTGCAACAACTTCAAAATCAGTGTCAGGCTCTAGGTCGAATACCTGCTCTCGATGGGAGATTAGGGGTGGATTAAATGATAAAGGTGCGATCCACTGGGGAATCGTCACATTTTTAAAATCAACCTCATGCTCGATATTAAAAACAGGCACATCCTGATACAGCGACCACTTATCTTTCACTAACGAAATCTGTGGCGCTGCACTTAAAATATCCCGCTGTAGCGTGTCATCTAACAACTCAACAATGATCTTATAGAGTGGCTGTTCAAGTAATTTTTCAGGCACATACGCCTTCACATCAAACTTGCGCATGTCAGAACCTCAAGAGGGAAGAGTTAGGTGAGCGTGACTTGTACGTCTGAGAACTGCAAAAATTGATTCCACGCCAACGCGAGATCATCTACGTTACTGAGTGTGACACGTGCAACTTTGACGTAATCGAGCGAGTTGCACTCATACTCAATATCTTCAAGCGTCACGACTCGACCAAGCTTCAACTCAAACTTAGACACCAACTCAATAAGATCGTCTTGAATCTGCGGTGTTGTCACTTTGCCGACAAACTCATTTAGCAGTTTTATCTGGACATTAATCACCGGCTCAATCATTGATGACGCAACGATTTGCGGCGGCATAACGCCAAAGCTGCGATGCACGGCTAACTTCTCAGTCAGCTCATCAATCTCGCCAATAGTCATCGCTGAGAGATCGGACTTTATATAGCTCAATCGAACGATTGAGGGTTCAGGATCAGATGCCGCAACGTCGATTAGATCGGGTGCGTAGACTCGCAAGAGTTTCATGTAATCGTCACGTCCACGAATAACGTGTGCTACTTCATGTTGGAGCGGTGCTTTAAAGCGAATCTCATCTAACGTATCTGGCTCATAATACGGCGTTTGCAGAATGATCTCTGAGAACGTACCGATCACAGGCTTGAAGGAAGTCAGATCTAGCTCAACATGGTTTTCAAGACGCACATACGTCAGATTTAACGTGGAACCGGCTTTATACGGGTACTTCGAGTCTGTATTTTTGTGCAGAATATCAATCGAGCCAAACGCGTTGGTCAATGTCACGTAGTGATCGTTGATTAGATCAAGCACCTGAGTCGACAATGGAATCTCTTGACCATCTAGCGTCAGATCAAAATCTTCGGAGACAAGCGGCGATTCCATGCGAAACACACGCTCTTTAGCTGTCGTGATTTGATACGTATCTTGCGCAAGTGAGCCAAGTACACACTTAACTTCCGTCGCGATTCCCGCAACAAGCTCCTGATTTTCGAGAACTAGAACCGGTACAACAACGTTGCCTGCGGTGACTTCACCGATTTTGTTAAATCGCTTAAGGATTGCAGACGTGGCGGACGTCATGGTGATTTTTACGTGAGTATTTCGACCACGATAGGATGAGTAGCCCAACGTCTCCGCGATAGCGCGACCCGACGAGTCAAGTAGCGCATTGTGTAAATACGTTTCTCGGCGGTTAGCCAGAGCAGTGTATGAAAGAAATGACCCTAACGCAGAGATTAACTCAATCAAGGTTTCGCCTGAACCGGACTCGTTGAAGTCTTTCCAGACCGCTTGATTGACATCGGCACTCGCGCCTGTTTCGATCTGGGAGCTGACGTATTTCTTTAGATCGTCGCGGATCTTTTCAAAGCTAACGCTTTTGCGGCTTATGATTTGTGACATTTCAAGATCCTTTACTCAGGGCGATGAATAGTGCCGGTATATTCGAATTTTTCCGGTGATAAGCCTTTGATCGAAAAGACGAGTCTGATGTAGTACGTGTGAGAGTCGACGTCAGGTAAAACAGTCGAGCTGCCATAATCAACAATAATTCGCGTCTCCCACTGCTCGACGGCTTCAAAGACCTGCGAAAGTATGGTGTTAGACGTAATATCGTCCATCAGCTCAAACAGAACGTCTTCAAACTGAGCACCGAATTCAGGTAGAAATAATCGCTCGCCTTTGCGCGTTTGTATAATGTTGTCGATTGACTGGCTTATAGCAGCAACGTCTTTCACAATGCCTAAATCTTTTGCGGGCGCGTCGGTCGTAAGCTTTGTTTTTTGAATTGTATTATTAACGTCGGAATAGAGCGCCATGCTTAACCTCCTGCCAACACGTCACCGGAACCTGCTGCGATGCCTGATCCGCAATCGACTGGGTCACCAATGCGTGCCAGTTGTAGCGAGTTTGCATACACGGTGCCTGAACCCGCAGAGGTCGACCCACCGTGACAAACGACACAGCAATGAGTATTCCAACCATCTGTTTGACGATGTGCGGGTAGGGAGTTCACCAAAACGTCGCCTGAACCTGCGGCATTCGGTCGACCGCCAAAGCAGCCGTGCCCCGTACACCCATCACCTAATCGCGTAACTGGCGGCATAAGCCCTCCCCGTAAAATTATCCGAATCGCATCTTTCCAAGAACAGAACCGGCAACGCCTTCAATTTTGGTTGTCACGGATGCAACTTGCGTATCCATTGTCGTAATACGCGCTTGTGCACTCGCACTCAAAGGCGCTGTATTTAACACGTGAGTCGGGCTAAACCCTTTCGATGTAATGCCCAATGCAGCCGACTGCGCTTCAACGCGCGCCATTAGCTGTTCTGCATCATTATTGATTGCTCCCGTGCACAACACGTTTGCGGCGGCGCGCCACTGCTCGATAGATCCGAGCAGATTCGGGAACGGTGTCGCTTCACCTACGAGTCTCAAGTCGTCAAAAAAGCTGAACACGTCCAAATTCGCCATTAGCTCTGACGTCAGTTGCGAGACCATCAGCTTAACGGCGTTATCGGTTGCTACCATCGGAATCTGTAGCGCTTCAAGAATCGGAAACTGACCGAGTCTGAGTTGCAAACACTCCCACAAGTCAGGAACGTCAGAGTAAGTGAGGTTGTCGAGCCAATCGGCGTATTCGGAAAACTCCGAATCGCTCGCTGCCATAAGCCTGCCTTCAAGGTCACCTCCAAAGCCCTGAATCGCTGCACCAATCGAGGCGGGGTCAAGAGTTTGCGCGAGATCGAAAATTCCGTCGAAATCGCCCAGCTTTCCGTCAAGGTCATACAATAACTTTGTAGCCGCACCTTGAAACAGCTGATATTGCCCGCCGACAAGATCTTGGATGCGAGAACACAACAGATCATCGCATCGAATCGTGAGATCGCTCATGTGAATTTTCTCTATGGGTTCATCGTTATGAGTGTTGCACGTTCAAGCAGCGTTCCACCGGAAATCACGGTGATATCTGAACCAGCGGTGATGTCGAGCATCGACGCAATAATGAAGTCAAAATCAGCCGTCGCAAACAGACCACGCTTGAAGCGCCCGCCCCACGCGGGTGAAGATTTGTCGTGTAGAATTATTCCTGATCCGCAGTTCAACGTCCCGCACCCTTCGGCAATGAAAACACCTGTTGCAGACACTGTCCCTGAGACATTTGAAAGCACACCAAAGCCGCCATTTACCGTAGCAGAACCTGCACTCACACTGACAAGACGTGCATATTTTGCAGTCACCGTCGCACTGCCTGCTGACGTTTCAATTAGGGCGATATCAACACCCGAAAGCGTTGCATCAGCGCATGAGGCTTTTGTGATACTGACGAACTTGGAACTCGTCGTCAGCGAGGCTGAAACGGTTAGCTCAGTTGCTCTGAGTGATGTCGTATCGCACGTGAAGCCTGCACCGATGGTTGCATTAGCGATAGTCGCCTCTGTACCCTTAATCTTCGCATCTGTCGCGGTTGTTAGCTTCTCTAAGCGCGTCGCTACGGCGTCAATGTCGACGCCTTGTTGTGTCTTTGTTTCTTGCAACGTAATGCCATGTCCTGCAAACGTCAGCGACTTGAGCGCACCCTTCTCAATCAACGTATTGCGCCCGTTAATCCCGACCGTTTCAGCCGAACCTACGCGCATGACAACGTCGCAATCCGTTAGCGTCAGGTTTCTGCACGTGTAGTTTGAAACGTGAAATGCACCATTCGTAACCGTCGTGTGCCCTGCCATTGTGAATTTACGTGAAATCACATCAGCATCAGTGACCGTAATGTCTGCAACGGAGCTGTCAGACTCGACGAGGTGAAGATTCCCACCGTTAGCAACGGTGATCGACCCGCCCATCGACGTCTGCATCAGCGCCACGCTCGACTCTTGTGCGTCGATGAATGTACCAGATCCACTTACACTGGACTGCGCAACAGATACGCGAGTATCAAATGCGCTTACAAATTTGTCAGAATACGTGCCTGAAACATTACGTACTTCGACGTCGCAATCCACAGCGTCTTTAACAAAAGAGGTGCAAGTGAGCGATACACCTTCAACGTAAATATCGCAGTCTTTCGCTACATCGACGAAGTTATCAACCGTCAGAGACCCGTTGGTTGCCCGAATCGTGCAGCCGTTGAGGTCTTTAAGCGCAGTATTCGCTCCCCATACCGTTGTCGCGGTGTACATCACGGTGCAATTCGTCAACGTCTTCAGATCACCTGAGATTCGTCCCGTACCTTGCACCATGATGTCCAAGTTCGAAATCGTCTCTGCGGCTTTAATGTCTGAGTCATCAAAACAGATAATGCGCGCACGGTTCGGCGCACTGCCAGTGATTTTATCCACCACCGACTGATACAAAATCACCGTACAGTCGTGAGAAATCACTAGCTCATTGACTTGACAGCGAACCAACCGGTACGTTTGGTGCTTCGGCGTGACGTTTTTTAAATATGGCTGGCGCGCCTCTTCGTCAAGCTCATCTGGCGGCTCAATTTTGAGCGTGCCTGACTTCGAGTGAAACGAAAAGCTGTTTTGCGGTGCAAAGTCGCGGTAATTCTTGAACTGAAGGTCATCTTGATCGTATGCTCGGGGGTTTTCGTCAATCTCAAACTCGCGAACTTGCTCAAACGTTTGTTCGTTACGTTTTTCTTCCATAACCACCCCAGTTGGCGCTAAGTTTTATCTAGCGCATCAATCAATCTCAAAACCCGTCGAGCCTGCGACTCAGTCGTCTCGCTCTCACTCACCGACAGCATCCTTTTCAAAATACCCACGGTGTACTGATAGAGAGCGTCACTGTCTGCGGGGAACTTTTTAGCGGCAATTTTCTTCGCCTTGTGCCAAAGCCGTTCGACTTCAGCAACCGACGTACCTGTCTGCTTAGCAAGCGGTTCAACAATAGCGGCGGGCATAGTGCCTCCTACTCATCAGGCGCATTTTTAATGAGGGCGTTATTAGATTGAAGCGTAAGGCTTTCAGATCCAGACAAAGTTAAATGCTTAGCATGCAACGCAATACCGTCGGGTGTAATCGTCACAACTGAATCACCCAGCTTTAGCATTGCGCGCTGTGATGAGCGGTCAACTTCTAGTGTTGTGCCATAGGGGTCGAGCATCAACGTCAGACCGTGCTTGGAGTCATTGAGCACGTACGTGCCGTCTGGATACGTCGTCTCTTCACTCAAAATGTCAGGGTGCTGATTAACGGTCGTCGACTTACCTGAGTTATCACGTGTACCGTACCGGTTTGGATACTCGGACATGACATCAGGGTGCCGAGAAACCAGCTCATTCACACCGGTTAGGAACATTCCATGATAAATCGAGTTTTGGTGGAACATCACAAGCACCGGCTCACCGATATCTGGAATGCGCTCACCTTGCACCTGCATCGGTAAGTACCACGGCAGTTTTTCAACCGTTAGATCGTTTGAGGTTTTTTCTTGATTCGTGTTCTCTTCACGCTCTGGATCGTCGAGTAGACCCGCGATCCAAACGCGAAGCCGACCCTGCATACGCGGATCTTTGTTATCTGCCACGTAGCCAACATGTGTACCTGCGAGTGGATTATCGTTTTTCCACCACTCGGCAAATTTCATAAGCATAGCGACATTCCTCTAGCGGCGAGAGCCTTGTGCGTCAAAGTTCGCAGAATCGCGAACTAACTCAAGGTACAGATCAAAGATACCGGTCGAAATCGTACGAATCGTCTTTTTGATGAGGTAATTACCTGAATAGAGACCCGCAACTGACGACGGCGTATCGCCGCTGTTATCCAGAAAATTCACCGTGTCGAGCACATGAAGCTCACCGACAGGGTGCCTCAGAAGCTGGCACTTGATCATAATCGTCGAGCTGAGCGCTAGGTACGTTAGATTTTCGTACTTCGTGTGCCAGTACTTGTCGTGGCAGTTATCGGAATACCAATGCTGAGACAGCGTACGTGATTGCGTCTCTTTGTTGCGATCAAATGCGTCCGAGTTCGAGAACGTCGGCTTGATTGCGTCAGTCTGATCGTTGTATTCATACGAATCACGGTCACGATCCATTTCAGGAATGTCGAAGCCGTAACCCGCCCAGTGGTTTACAAACCCACTGGTAGATGTCCATTCGTAATTGCGGCGGCAGTGCAGAAAATTGCTGCTTGCATCGACATACGACGACACTGTCCAGTCTGCCTCACCTGAGAGCGCTTTTTTCGGATCAATGATACGAATCTTGTGGTTGAGCGTTAGACCCACCACGGGAAAACTGTCTTGAACATACGTGTGACGCCAGATCTCACCTAAAAACTTTTTATCAGTAATATTTGGCTGAATCCAAATCTGCTTGTGCGTTGACGCTTCAATATTAGTATCAACTTCAAAGTTACTGCGCTTAGCGACTTCAGCTAGCGCCTCTGATCCGCACATCGCATCCGTCGCTGTCATTTTCTTCTGCGTCGCGTAACCGAGCGCGTTGTATACACCCAGAATTCGCATACGTCGAACCTGCAACCCATCGCGTTTAACGATCATTTTAGAAATCACAAACTGCGCATCGAGTAAGGTTTCGCTCGACGCGTCGTTTTTCACGTTGCGGTTACCGATCTGAATGTGTAACACGTTTCCTTCGTGGAAATGCGCAATCTCTTCGTCGCTGATTAGACGCAGGTTTAACTCGAAAGTCGGCAACTGGTTGCCGCTCTCCTCAATTAGAATTAAGTCCTCGAAGTCAGCAGGAGCCAGTACGACACCGGAATCTGCACCATCTTTGAGGACTTTGATTAGCAGCGTAAACTGCCCGTCAATCTCAATCACACATTGACCCTCTTAAGTGCCGACACTTGAATTCGGATCGGACAACCCCGCGCTACCACCTGAACCCCCTTGCAGCGCTGCATCCATGTCTGCAAGGTCAACCATGCGGTACGGTGTCAGCGACAAGTTCACTTCAAGATAGAGCGGTGACCCGTTCGGAACAACTTCACGAGAGAACGTCCCACTGAGCGACGTCATTATCAAACCACGCTGGTAAAACCAATTACCGATTCGGAGATCGAGCGTGCCTTGCGGAATGTACTTAGCGTTCCCCTGTGTCTCTAGTCGCGAGACTTTATAGCCCGCAGGCGGTGTTACCATCCAGCCAGATTCAGGAACCGGCAAAACCGCTTTCATCAAATCTCGATAAACCGTTCTCACGTCAATCGACGGCTTGTAGGACACAACAGTAAAGTCGATGGGGTAACTTGGGCGAGGCGTAGCTTGCCAGTGCGCAACAGTTGACATATATGAAGTCAAAGCTGCATCGATACCTAGTTCAGCCATTGCTTTATTACCGGTCGTAAAAACACCACCGTCGTTCATTTCCCATGTCGGAGATATATTCAGGTTAAATGCGCTATTTAAAAAACCAACGGCGCTGATCCCTCCACCATTGATCTGGACGCGGTGGTCAGCGAACTTGTCGGGATTTCCCAGCAATTGATCTACAAACAGACTCACTTCTGCCATGCTGCCACCTCCATACGCTTAAAAGAAAAGCGGGCATTACACCCGCTCAGTTAACTCAACACCTGATTGATCATGCCCAAATGGACGTCGTCGATGTAAGGATCACGTCGAATCTCTGGTTGTGCAGGTCGCGGTGCAGTCGCAACTTGTGTTTTCGATGCCCCTGAATTCGTCTGCGGAGCTATCGCCCCTCCAACTGTGTTTTGGGGGTTCAGATTTCGCGGCGGAATTGTCTTCAGGTTTGGTGCATCAACTTTCACCACCACGGGCGGCATCTTCGTCAAGTCAATCTCGCTTTGTGCAACATTAACAAGCTCTTTAGCATCAACACTGTCGACCGAAATACCTTCCGGTTTGACCGTTGTTGACGCCAGTTTTTGCTTCGTTACAGTGTCAACCTCTTCACTAGAATCAGACAGCATGCCTGATACCATTTCATGCGTCTTGCGTGCGAGACTCGCGCCGTCCAGTAAACCGAACGTCAAGCCTTCCACTAAGCCGCCAAACCCTGACGCAGCGTACTGCCCCAAAGTTGGATCTTCGGTATCAAACGCAGCATCAGCGTTTGCAATCCCCATTCCCATATCAATGGCACCGGAAACCAAAGTGCCGATAAATGGAATCGCTTTAAGCGCTTTACTGCCCAACTTTAACGCACCGGTTCCAAGTGCCGACGTTGCTGCTTTTTCAGCAACCTTTGATTTAACGGCACTCGGTGCCAACGCTGTCGCCAGTGCTGCTCCGCCGACTCCGAGAGTAGTCATGTCAACAGACGATTGCAGGTCACGAACTTCGCCCTCAATTGCACGGCGATCTTCGCTTTTGCCCTGAAACGGTGATTGATTCAGCGGAACTGATTTTGACATCGGAACGGCAGGTGCAACGGCGTTACTGCCCAACTGCGCAGCGGCATTTAACGCCTCGCTGCTTTTAAGTGCAGCTTGTGGCGTCACCATTGGCACGTAAGGAATGTCGCTGTACTTTTCCATCTTCTCTAAAACAGACGGTACGTACTTTTGCGTCTCCTCAAACGGCGGAATCGTATTGTTGTACTTACGGACATTTCCGATTCCTGCGTTATACGCTGCCAATGCCAGCTGCCAGTCACCGGTTTGATCGTACATTTGACGCAGAAACTTACCTGCATACGGAATCGCTGCGTCCGGATCAAGCGGATCGACATTTGGGTGCCATTTCGGAACAATCTGAGCTAAGCCCATTGCCCCTGCGGAGCTTTGCGCAGTCGGGTTGTAGCGAGACTCCTGCTCAATCAGCGCGCGCAACATACCTGTCGGCAAATTGTTGTCGTACTCCGCCTTCGCCGCCATGTTTTCAAATTGCTGGCGCTGAGGTGAGATACCCTCGCGTTCTGTGTACGCTTGCTGAACAGTTTGAGTCTGAGTCTGAGGTTGTGTCTGAGCCGAACTGTCACCTTCAAGCGCAGATCGTTTACCCTCCCAGCCACTTTCCTCGTCATCAAACGCTATTTTGTACCCACCGAAACCAATCGCAGCTAGACCTGCTGCAATAATTCCACGTTTACCCCACTTTTTCGCCTTGGAAGGGCTGCTATCTGGAGTATCGGGGGAACCTGATCGATTGTTCGGTGTATCCGTCGAGCTTGTTCGACTGTCAGGTGCGTCAGTTGACGCTGTTCTAGGAGCCTCGTCAGGTGCGCCTCGAAGCTTCTCAGCAACGCCTGTCAGACCTACCGCATCAGCTGCCATAGCAGCACCGGCTCTTAACGCACTACCACTTCCGCCTGTCGCTGCCTTGGTGACTTTATACGCAGCAATTGACCCAAGCACGCTGGCAACAGCACCACCGCCTGTTTTGAGCAGGTCACCTGTACCGTCCATTCCCAGCGCTTTCATCACGAAGTCAAACACGCCCTCAGCTTTACCACTTTTGACAAGGCTGCTGCCTGCATCCATTAGAGCTTGCTTTCGGCTTAGTGTCTTTTCGCTTAACCACTGCGCTCGCTGATCTGCACGAAGATTGGAGATATCCAGACGCATAAAGTCATTCGCTTCGGCTTCCGAGCGAAGAATCTGCGAAATTTCATTTAACTCACGCAGTTGTGTGTCGTTAAGACTATCTGACGTCTGAGACAGTGTGATGAGCCGCTGTAAGCGTTCATCGTTCTGATCCATGCCCGTGCGACGCACCAACACATCAGCAAACGCTTCAGCGCTAGCTAACCGATCAGACGCTTCTGCCTGCGGGTTAGTCAGCTGCTCACCGAGATCACGCAGTCGCTCTTTGAATGCGTCTGCTAGATTCTCGCGTTCATCGTTCAGACTGGTTGCAATAGAGTCCAGCAACGCTTGGTCGTGCGCTGAAATATCTTTGCCTTGGGCAATCAACTCATCCAGTCGTGCAACACGTGGATCATCTTCGGTAATCGCACCGACATCAGCCAACTGACTGACCATTGCATGCAGTGCGGCTTGTCGAGCGGACTCTGACTGACGCGTATCTTTGAGAATGTCTTGCTGCGTATCCAGCATCGCATTTACGTCAACGTTTAAACCGCGCATCTCACGCACAACTGTCGTAATGCCGGTTGCTTCGTCAACAATCTGTTTTTCATCTCCCGCAGCGACTTGAACAGTTTTAGCAACCTCAAACGCCTTGGTGAAGTCGCCAACAAGCTTAGACACCTGTGCAGCGTCCGCTGTGCTGATTGACTCACCATTTAGATAGCGTTCCATGATATCCGCCAACTCTGAGTTGCGGTCATCATTTAAAAGCTGATCGTGAAGCGTCTTATTCGACGCTTTTAGCGCAGTCAAACCGTCCTTGTCGCGCTTCAGTGCTTCCAATGTCGTCGTGTACATGCCAAGCATGTCACCGACAAAAAAGCGATTACGTTCAGCCTTAGAATTTGGCTGAACGCGCTCGCGCGCAGTCGTGTACCCGCGCATTGAGCTTCCAGCATCATTGGGCGTCCGCATATACAGCTGTGCTGCACCTTGTACACTATCGACTGCACTTGGCTGGCGGGATATAGACTGACCTGCACGCGTCATTGAGCGTGGTTTTTGAATGCCCGCACCCGCTCCCATTGCAGATGCCTGCTGGACAAGCTGCTGTGTTTTGCGAGACTTCGGATTGATCGGATTATCTAGCGGGTTCAAATCGTCAGAAAGTTCCATGATGCACCTCAAATTTATCGTGCGGCAGACTCTTCTTTGATCTGAGACAGCAAACGCTCATATAGCCAACGGACTTCTGCAAAATCCATCGGATCTGAGAGCGGTGCTGGGGTATTGAGTTTATACGCCAAAGCGAATTCGATTTCGTACAGCGTCGTCGTTTGGACGAAAGGGACGGATTAAATCTTCCCTCCCTTTGAGCGTTTGATGCGTCACGTGTTTACACGTGGGGCATTCAACGTCGAGCGGCTTCACGTCGTGAAATAGATACTCATCTACCTGAGACAATAATTCGAGATCTTCACCTGTCGAGTTTTCGATCACGCTGCGCGCGGCGTCGTAGTCAAGATTAACGACCTCAGCCGCTAATAATGCCAACTCATCATCAAGTGCATTCGCGTTTGACAGCTTCAGAAATCCGCCAATTGTGAGCGGCTTGAACTGTAACTCGGTGTCGGCTGCACCTAACGTCAATGTGACAGGTAGCGCGGGCACCTCAAGATCGCTGAATTCCAGCTGATCAGTCGTGAAAGACTTCGTGACCGATTCAAAGCAATTGCCGCACGGCAGAGTCAACGTGAACGTCGAACTACCCAGTGAGGAAAGCTTGCGCAAAAGCGCGATGAATAGGAAGTCACTTAACGTGATGTCGCTCGACTCCACGCCTTCAGTTTCGATACCACCTAAAATGACACGAAAAACTTCGGCTGGATTGCCCTGCATCTGCGAAAGCTTTTTGATTTCACCAAACGTGTACGGATAGTACCGAATCACGGTGCCGTCTGGGTAAGGGAGAAATCGGCTGGGCAACTCGTCGACTTTTATGACGGGTAAAGAATCTCTGCTCATAATCTCAATCTCAGTGCTCAAAACGCTTATGCGTCGGTCTCAGGGGTAACGTCAGACTCGACGGGTTCAAAATTCATCGAAAGCGGTGCTGCGGTAAGAGCGGCGGCTTCGACATTGAAAACACCGAGCATGCGCTGCTGACGCTGACGCAAATCAAGAACACGTGACTGTACAGCTTCGCGCGAGCGCACCCAGTACGCTTTGATTGGAGAGCCGCCAAAGGATTTACCGAGCACGAGAAAGCGTGCGTTTGCATCTGTAGTCGTGAACTGACCGAAGGGGGTATCAAGAGTAATTTTGATAGACATGTTTGACCTCAAACCGCTTGGTGCGGGAATTGTTGATTAACCGGCAAATCCCGATAGAGAATCTGCTGAAAGTGCGGAAAGCTGCTGACCACTGCCGCTGTTGCTACTTTGCCCGCTCGTTGACCCACGTCCTGCAACGCGGAATGACACTGAGAACTCCAGTGCACCCGACTCCGACGAACCGGCATAACTCATGCCGCCCTCTGGAAAGACGTAAAAGACTTCAGGCTGATCGAACAGCGGATTGCGTCGACGGTCGAGTTTGACTATATGCAACTCTTTTACTGACGCGGATAGATAGTTGACGTACTGCCCACCCATGAAAATGGTGTTATCCACCCAACCTCGCATCCAGCTTTGAAGCGAATGGCTTTCGTCATCCAAAAAGGTCAACGTAATGGACTTAGATGCAGACGCGCGGGGAAAATCGAACGTCGTCAGACCTGCTTCAAAACTGTGTGCGTTTACCGTTAGAAGCTCTTGCTCTACCGCCGTCGCTGGAAACCAGTTGTGGAAGGGAGATGGCGCACCTAAAAATCGAACGTCCCACAAATAAGAGGTCGCCCACTCGACATTGCGAACTTGTGTAATGTTATTGAGAAACGCCACGATGCCAACCTCCGAGGATTAACTTCTCTTTAAAATCTTTATCGACGTATTGACTTGCAAAACGCACATAAAATCTCTATAATTCATAGAGATACTGGGAATTTTTAAAGATTTTAAAGAAGAGTCAATTGACTGAAAAAAGAGAGAGACACCTACGGCGCGAACGCCGTAGGTGCGAGTATCAAAGACGGATTAAACTGCGCCGTCAGTGAAGTAGTTGTAACTCAGCGTCATTTCTGGACGAATCAGATCACCACCTTCACCTGTGAGATCACCTGCGGTGTAGCTCTCAAGGAAGCAGTCTGACAGTTCATACTGCCAAATCGGTTCATCTTGGTTATTCAGACGAATGATCTGGATAGTCGCAACCAACTCGTTGAAAGGACGAGAGATACCGGTTTTGCTTTCCCAGATCGCTTCACGCCATGAACGAATCACGTTAGATACCGTGTTGCTCACGTCTTCAACGAAGCTGAATGTGATTGTGTGGTCGCTGTCGGTTACACCCGCTACGCGAATGTGGTGACCGCGAATATTCACATCGATTGGAGTCTGCGTCTTGACGGGAACAGTTGAACTTACACAACGAAAGTTCAAAGATTCGGAGTCAGCCGCGACTGCCGTAGGGAATCGTGTGAAACGAAGATCCCAACGGTGATTCTGCGCAAAGTCGACAGAGTGACGAATTTGCGTGATTTGTGGTCTAGCCATGATCTACTCCTTAAAGTTGTTCAGCGGCAAGTGCAAAGTCCATACCGGTGCTTGTGATTGCTGTAGTCAGCTTCACGAACTCGGCAGACTTGGTCGGCTTGACGAAAATCCAAACGTTCAGCTTGTTTGCGTCAACATCAGCAGGCGTGTTATTCTCCTCAGAACAAATCACGTGGTAGTCGTAAAGACCGCGACGCGCCTGAATATTTTCTAAGTACGCACTTATCTGAGACGTGATAGTCGCCCGTGTGATCGGGTCATTGAACTCGAACACGTACTCTTCAAGCAGACGCGCAACCGCTGGCTGAATCGTGATCAGCAGCATGCGAACGTTGAGTCGATCCAATGCGCTTGGTGACGCTGACAGCGTCTTCTGACCCCATACGAGAATGCCGCGACCGACTGCGAAGCGAATTGGGTTGATACCCGCATCGTACAGCGCGTCCATTTCTCCGCCGGTGTAGCGACGACGAACGTCAAGAACGTTCAGCATGCCTCGACGGAAACCGGCGGCTGGATACCAAATTTCACGGTTACCGGCAGTATCAGAAACGATAGCCGCTGCGTACGACTCAGGAGATACGTACAGCATACGATCATTGAATTTGTCGTAAACGCGAACGTGTGGTGAATACAAGGCTGCAAAAGACGAGTTGTAGTTAGCATCGAGCTTACGGAACTCGTTGATCTCGTTGAGGTAGTTGCTAGACGCCTCACGGTCGTAAGGTACTGAAAGCATCGCCACGCAGTCCTTTCGCTTCTCAGCCAGTGCAATCAGCGCCGCTTGGTACGGAATCTGCGCAAAACCGCCGTCAAGGAACATGGTCAAGGCGTAAAAATCTTTGTTCTCGAACGGTTCCAGACCACGAATCATATTACCCGTAGTGACTGCACCGCCGTCATCACCGCCCGCCAGCTTAGCGATACCGTCCTGTACCATCTGCATTTCGCTACCTGCACGTGCGATTGCACGGATGTAGCTAGATGCTTCAAGAACAGACTCAATGAACATCGCGCGACCAAAACCGTTCAGACGTGCAGGGTTGAGTGAGACTTCAAACAGCTCTTTCACTTCGCCCTTGTACATAACCTGCAACGCAAACGCATCAGGCGTCTTACACAGTGTTTCAACTGGTACGATAACCAACGTGTCGCCTTGGTTCAGTGTGATTGGCAGCGAACCGTTAAAGAGCTTGCGCTCATCGCCAGACGTACGCAGTGTCAGCACGTCACCGTCCGATACCATCGCTGTGGTTGGTACACCGTTCTGAGACGCCGCTTTGACGTATTTCGCTACGCGAACTTTAACGCCCTCTGCCCAGAAACGTGTGACCGCAAAACCACCTGTTGCTGTGCCGGTTACCGCTTCCTGCTCAGCGTAGTTAACAACGCGAACGGAAATGTCGTTTGCCCAGTCGCCAGCGTCAGCTGCATGTAGCATGAAGGCGTCGTATTGACCCCAGTTGCTATCCACTTCAAATGTCGAAGCTGGATCGAAGTAGCCAACGTCCCAGTCTGCAAGGTTTTTGCCTTCAACGAACATTGCAGCATTCGTTACAGACTCAGTGATACCTGTCGACAGTGTGATTTCAGTGTCAGAAACCACTGCACTTACTTCAAATGGCTCGCCATTGATTGTGATCACGTCGCCCGCATCAACTTGCGCCATAAACGCAGTGTCGATACCGGTGATAGTCATTGTGCTTGGCGCGTCTGGCTCAACCAGAATTGCACTGCCAGTGCCTGTCAGCGTTACAACAACCGCTTTAGTTGCTGTCAGACCTGCAACGGTTTCAGCCGCTGCAACCGTCATTTCAACGTTGCTGTCGTCAGTGATTGAAGCAACGGTGTACTCGGTGCCGTTGATCGTAACAACATCACCCGCTGTCAGCTCGGTCGTAAACGCCGTACCCGTACCTACAACCGTTGTTGACGTGTCAGTTACTGCCAGAGTACCGGTTAGCGTCTCTGTACCTGCAACAGTCATCGCCGCATCGGTGATCGCTGTTGTGATCTCTTCAACGACAGTGACTTCTGTATCAGATACAACCGCTGCAACAGTCAGATCCATACCGTCGACGGTCACAACTTGACCGACGCTCAGCTCAGCTGTAAAGACTGTACCTGTACCTACAAGTGTACTTGTCTTTGCAACAGCACTTGGGTCAGCGTCAGGAACAACGGCACTAACAACACCGCGTACCTGATTGTTAGGGTACTCGTGCTCACGAACTGCGCAACCTGCAAAGGCGTACGCTTCACCACCTGCTACATCGTCATTGAGGACGCGCTGTACCCAAAGTTTGTTCGACTTCTGCAAGTATGCCAGCGCAGAATAGTATGCAAGGTCGTAGCCGACCTCGATGCGTCCCGCTGGAGTAAATAAGTTTAAAAGTTGTGTTTCGCTAGTAACTAAAACAGGTTCCAGCGTCCCACGCTTAGCTTGAGGGATTTGAAGCGCAGCATAAACGCCATTTGAGGACGGTACGCGCTGTGACAGATCAACCTCACTGAATCTTACGTGTGGTGCAGCCATAATGGTGACTCCATTTTATCTGTAAAGTATTCTCAATTCTCAAGCTCAAGACAGCTGTCACACATGCAATATCCGCTAGTCGACGAGAGTCGCACCGCGCGGTAATGCCCCGAGTTTATTCGGGTTGATATTTTTGATCGTGCCTTTCGGTGCCAGCACGATACCTTCACCGCCATAACTCAAATACAGCGGGTGATCTACAGAACTTTTCAACGTTTTGCGTTCAATTTTTACAGTCATTTCAACTTCCCATTCGTCACGCGGATTAGTTACCCGCTTCACTTTCTCAGTCATCATTAGCCCCGCTTGCGTCGCGGTACGCCTGAATCACTTCAGGGTCATCCAGATTTCGATCCGCATGCCCGTCTAGCCACACGTCAAGGTGTGGGTACAAAATCACCGCATCATCTGCCGACAGGTCAATCACTTGGTAACCCTGAACTTTGCAGCTCGCGCCAATTGCTTTGTAGTACGAGGACTCAACCTCAATCTGCAAATCGTCCAGTGGTTGCCAATCAAGCCGATAGTCCAGTACACCAACGTCACCACCGAAATCGATGCTGATCGTTTTTTCGACGTTCAATGCATACTCACCGCTATAAAGAATTTCAAAGACTTCGAGATCCTTCAGAGAGTCGACGCAATACAAAAAGCTAAAATCGAATTCCGCAAAGTAACCACGGTAACGGCTATAGCGATATGCCTCGTGTGAGTTTCCGCGCAGCGTATGGTTAGCGTGGCGCAGAGAACCGTCGGGTCGTCGTAAAACTGAGCGGTTCCAAAACAACGCAGGTAATTGCGTAGTTGTAATTGAACTAGGCTCGACGTTATCCCAGATGCGCAGAGATCGTACACCTGACTCGTAAGACAGACTCGGGTCATACATGACATTAACCGACGGATCTAGGATCTTAATTCGCTGAATCATCGCACCGACAACATGCGCAAGAGTCGTCGTGATTTCCGCCATTACGAGCCTCCGGTGTTGTAAATATCAAAAGGGTCAGTCTCGTGAACCGTCACGGTTACACTGGGATCAGGGGTCGGCTCAGGGGTCGGTGCTGGATCAGGTTCAGGAGTTGGTACTGGATCAGGTTCAGGAGTCGGATCAGGCTCGGCAACATCGTTCAGAAATTCAGCGTCATTTGTATTTTCCCCATCTACAGTAGTAGGCGACTCGCCCCCCAGTAGCGCACTTAATTGCGCATTTTCCTCGACTAATGACGCGTTGTACTGGGCTAGCGGTACAAGACTAACTTTTGCTAGCAACTCACGTGTCACGCCCAGCGTAATGTGATCAGTCACTTTGAAACGCGTTTTTGCACCGTCGACGCGCGTCACTTCAATCTCGTCGTTGATCTGTATATCCCCCAGTGTAAACACTTGGACAAGATCAAACTCACCCCACACATCAGGTGATGTTGTTGAAAACCCCGAGCTAGGGGGAATCAAACGCGTTGTGAATTGCTCATAGTCGGTCTCAGCTGAACCGGCATGAACGCCGTAGATACCGTCGTACGTCTCGTCGGGTTTAGGTCGGAACACTTGAACGTCGATACCAAACAGGCGCAGCAAAATAGGAAGCGTCGTTTTGGTGATCGATGTCTCAATAACACGCTCAATGTTGGCGTAAAGACTGATATTCGACATTTTTTTTCACCTTAAAATTAAGCGTCTACCAAAGGCACTTCTTCAATACGTCCTTGGAACGGTCGACCGTACTCCGTCGCACCTTTTGAACCGCGAAGGTAGCCGTCTACGAAGACATAAAGCTTTTCATCTTGGTAGAAGCAAAGCCCTTCAGGGTAGTACGAGTAAATATTGCGCGACGACGACGTCCATTTACCTAGCTCAACACCAAAAATCTGACCCGAGCGTGCATCGATGATCCACGGTAGCGTCGAATTTTCGAGCACGGCATAACGCGAATTGGCTTGCGAAAAGCTCACCAAACCAAAGCGCTGCGCACCAAAGAATTTGTGTAGCAAAGAATCATCTTCAAGATTGATCGACAACCGACTCGACTCTAACCAGTTTTCACCGTCTGGCGGTGATGAGTAGGCGCTGATTAAGTTGCCGTTTCGCACAACTCGAATAACTGTGCCTTTTGAGAAATGATTCCAGTTTCCGTTTGGATTTGACGCACTTGTGACTCGTGGCAAAAGGTCAGTGCCTTCTGCCAGCACTTTTGAGCCAGTCTGACGAAAATTGTAGTAAATCCGCCACGTCCAACCTGCGGTATCCTGATTTCGCACCGCAGAAATCGTGTGCATGCGTCCGTTAGCATCTTCCATCGCTGCAATGACTACACCCATCCTGTCATTGTCAGCTGACGTCGACGTAGCTCGCACTGAAAATGTGAAATTCAGATAGGGGTCGTCAAAAACAGTTAACGCAGCTGTACCTGAATTTAACGCATACCAAATCGTGTCGCTGACAGGGTCGTAAGTCCAAGACGTGCGCTCCGTCTCATTTGCAGGCTGCGCATCACCTGAATGAGAGTGGAACGTCCACCCAGAGAACATGTCCTCAAGCGTAACGTCGTTTGTGATTGCACCACTCAGCTCTTCGCCCGTCCAAACGACACGGAAGTTGAGAGAACCTTCGTACGGCACCTTCTGCCCTACAATTGTTCCCCCAACAACTTCTGTAATATCCATGAGTTCGCTCCAGTCATTCTGGAAAACCCAACGCTCAGGGAAGAATTTACCGTTTTCGACACGTTGCACGTAATACGGGTTTGGAAGCTGCGCAATAATATCGGTCGTCGTTGACGTGTCACCGTCCGATGCTAGTGGTGCACCGAAGTATCGACCAGAATTGCCGGTTGCCACTAACCCTGTCGTCAGATCAAAGAACTCGCCGTCGATGCCTGACACAAAATAGCTTGGGTAGCGGGTTGGATCACCGACGTATTGATCTGTATGCGATGCAGTTGGAATGATTACAATCTCGTCGCCAAGCGCGAAACTCGGATTGATCTCATCTTGCATTTCAATTTTGCCTGCCGAGAACAGGCGTCTAACGCGCTGCGAGACATTTAGATTTCTAACGACGTCGATCCACAAAGTCTCAGTGTCAAAATTCGTCGAACCGTCTGTCGACTGGGTAAAGAAATTCAGCGTGTAGAGCTTAATCTCATTAAAAATCTGGAAATGCTCTCGGTAAAAGTCTGCTAGTCGGTAGTTGCTTGCCAACACCCCTGTGACCGCCTCATCAAAAACAGTCTTACCGTTGACCGTGACACGGATAATCGCTTCTGAGTTGTAGGCAACGTCTTTTACGACGAACTTGAACAACTCCTCGTGACCAACAAAAACTTCTTTATTCTGAATCGACGAATATCCGAACACTTTGATCGTTGGAATGTAGACCCTGCCGTTCTGCAACACATCAAGCACGACTTCAAATGGCTCACCGACAAAGCAGTACTCAGGGCACACTGGACGAACAGTGAAGCTGTCTTTGCCGTAGAACGAAATCGCAGGCGTATACGTCAGCAAATCGTAAGTTGGCTGAAAATCGAAGGTTTCGAGGGTGCCATACAGGGGCAGTTTCACGATCTCATAGCGCAAATGACGTTTAATATCGTCATTCATCTCAAGCTGATCGACCGTGGGTAAATTAAAATACGTGCGCAAGTACGGGTACGACGTGTACACCCATTGCGTGTGATTATCAGGCGGGTTGTCCGCTTTCTCACCGTCTAAAAACGAAAAGTTTGCAAACCCGTCTTGATCCACTTCAACCACGTTAGGCGACAAAAATCGAAGGTAAACCGGTCGATTTTTAGGCTCGACATTCGCAATCAAATTCGCAGACTGCTGCATGATAACCTCCAAACTGGAACAGATATTGCTCTTAACGTCTTGATTACATTATGCTTTAGAGCAATATTTTCAATACGCTGATATTTATATCGACTAAAGTAATGTTTTTAGGAAGGCTGCGCTATGCTGTTTTTTGAAATAGGGCGATCTGCTGTTGTGGTAGCGAGCCGAACGCACAGTAGCCAACGAACGTTCGCTGTCCGTATTTCAGCTTGGGCATGATTTGGGTGAACTGATAGACCTCGAAATTCACGATGTCCGGTAATTGTTCACTGTCAACTTCAGCAACCACATGAAGCGTCTGATCACACAAACACACGCCGAGATAAACCGCGCCCGACGGGATTTCAGCAAAACCCTCGCTCGGGTTGTCTTTTGATAAGACAATCGGGTAAGCACAAACGCTGTCCTTATACCCCTTACCAACACCGGTCTTTTCCGCAGACAGCGTTGGATTAAATGGGATCGAAAATGTCATGCTTATGCTTACCTCGGGAATAAAAAAAAGCGGACATCGTTCTAAAACGTGTCCGCAAAATTACTCAAAATCCAAATCAAGGAATCGTAAATGAAAAGGCTAACCACCTTTGTGCAAGTACTCTTTGAGTGTATAACATCAATAACCACGCGTCAATACGCTGATTTTTAGCCGCCTTTCAGGAAGCCAAAGACATAGTAGTCATACAGCGTATCGTCTGGATAACGCTCGCGATACGTCCAACCGCCTTGGTCATTCTTATAAAGAAGAACTTCGTAGTCGCCATTTTCAATCGCTTCCATGAGCGCTCTTCGAGGTGAATACCAACCCGTCTCTGAACTGTTGAACTCGTTTTCAAGCAACTCCGTTCGTGACGCTAGTGCTTGATCGCGGATATAGTCGAGAAGGTCGATGGGATCGAGACCGACATTGTAGTACTTACCCGTCTCAACCTTTCGACCCACATCTTGAATAAAGCGATAAGAGTCATCTGAAAGGTTTGATCTGTAGATAGACAAGCCAGACTCATCTTCGATTAACCCCAGCACTGTCTCTAGTGCAGATTGAATGCCAAACTCAGTCAGCTGATCGCCTTTGGCGTCAGAGAGCGAGAGTGGCTGATCTTTGAGCACTAAATTTGACGCTTGCGACTCATCGACCACTTTCATAATCGACTCGATTGCAGACGCACCATCGACGGTTGCTGAGGGTGACGCTTGACCTAGCATTGGTGCAAACTTGTGATACAGTTGCTCCAACCAAACCAGCCCGTTACGAAGCTCTTGGAACGCTGTTTGACCTAAGCCGCCTTTCGTTCCCAAATGCTTTTTAAACGCCAAGTCTGCCAGCCAATAAATCACGTCATGCTTAAACAATGGCATTGACGTGAGCCACGAGCTATACCCGCCGAGCGCTGTCCAATTCGCAGGCTGCGCTTGCCCATAGGAAGACCGGTAGTTCTCCAAATCAATCGGACGTTCACTGAGGTACTTCTGCTGTCGGTAAACTTGTGTGGCAAAATCCGTATCGGACTCAAACGCCACAAAATCTAACAGCTGGCGGAAATTCAACAGGTCTGTCACCGTTTTCGGTCGGTAGAGTGATGACGCTTGATAGTACATCGTGTCCCGAATTGCATGCTGAGTGAAGTAATCACGCAGCGTGACGTTCGTCTCAAACGTCGAAAACCCACCATCATGCGTTAGGTTACGATAGGTCTGATCGACGAGCGCTTCAAACGTGTCTCTCACGGCGGCTGATGCAACAAAATCCTGACTGGATAAGAAAATGTCCTTAACCAAAATTGGATTCAGGTCGCTCGAATCGTCTGCAACTCGCATAATACGATCTGACTCAAACGTCTCAGTTCGTGAGTGCTCGTAGTCATCTAGTGATGATACGTACGCACGGTATCGCGACGTAAAGCCGAGATTTGCACCACGCTGTGAGCTACGTGCCTCATCGTCGTCAATCAAGTCCATCAGATCGAGCGTTGCATGTCGTACCACGACTTCTGTCGGCACTTCATTCAACTCAAACCTCACAAAAGGCTGACCGGACAAGCTTGTTATAGCAAATCGAGGTTCTGACAACCCAGTCTTGCTGACGCCCTCCGTACGAACCGAGAAATTTCGGTGGGCAAACGTTGGGCGAACAGTCTCGACTGACCCCATCACCCAATCACGCAAAAAACGCTCGGACGGTCTAACGTCAGCGGTCACACTGACTTGCAGAGTCTCAATGCCGATACCTTTTAATCGTGCACGAAGTCGTAGCACAGACATCGGTACTTTGAACTGCTGACCGAAAACCAGCGTTGCCGCGTGTAATTCTCGTGACTCATAGCTAACAACCGCCTGAATACGCTCCATACCCACACCCGCAAAAGCTAAGACGGGGTTAGAACGCACAGTATCTACTTGTGATAACTCGAACTTAACTGCTTTTACCGTCGACACCGTGCCAATCTTGAAGCGAGACGCTAACTGCTCTCTCACATATTCAGTCATCGCCTCCCGCTCAACGCTATTGAGCGCGTGAAGGTTGATTGACTGGAAAATCGCGGTAGTTGACAGACGCTCCAGAATTCGCGAAACAGCGCTTGAAAACGATGACTGGTGAATAGACGCATCAACCATTGAGGTTCGAGACGACAAGGCTTCACGCAGCACGTCAACAATGTACGCTCGATTTTGATCTTGGCTTTCGAGTCGATTCACAATACGCGTCACTAATCGCGCCGCTCCTGCGGTATCGAGACGTCCAATTTCAACAATCAATTCAGGCGTAAGCGTAACTTCACGTCCAAGCTCAAGTTGACTCATCGCGAAGGCTAAATGCGACTTGTACTTGACGTGCGCGGGTAAGCTGTCGCGACGAGACAAGTCAAGCTGGCGCATCACCTCTCGACTGTACAAGTACGTCGATAAGGTATTTTGCAAGCCTGTCGAAACGGTTGCAGTTTCACTCAGACTGAGAACTGCTGAGATCTCCGTTGCAACTGTTTCAGCGCTCAGAATCCGCTTAAGCTCTGTGCCGGTTAAACCAGTACGCGAGGCAATACTTGTGTACGACAGCGCCAGCGCATCCAACTCAGCGTGCAACGTTTTTTCGCGTAGCAGCCACGTCAATAACGTGACGGCGCTAACACTTCGCTGCGCATGCGCCGAAACACCGTCAACCGTCGAACGCGCTTGACTACGCGAAGTCCGTGCAGCCAATGACTCTGCCAACACTGGACGTTGACGCTCAAATCGCCGTGCTGAATCTGACCATCGATATGATACGAGATCCGAGCCAACACCTGTCTCAGCTGTGTGGTAATGCACGTAATCGACGTGGATACCGTCAACCCAAACGTTCAGTGTTGATTGCAGGTCAAAATCGACCGTCGCATCTAAGGCTGATTTCTGATCACGCCCCATGTTTGAAGGTAAGCTTTCTTCCCAACGTGTGCGAAGTAATGACGCAGGATTATTACCCGCCTCAGCGCCATGCGATTGCTGAAAAAGTAGCCTCAGCGTTTCAGAGCGCTTAAGCCCTAGAAGCCTCCACCACTCATACTTGCGTGCTAACTCAACAACATTGCTAGCACCCAACTGTACGGCACGTGACAGTACCGATGAGTTGAGCGTTGCATGTGTGCTGTACGTTATACGCTCTGCACTGGTAACCGCATCAACATTTTCGACTCTACCGCTAACAGACAGTGCAGACTGTACTGGCACGCCGTATTCGATAGCTCGTGCACTCAATGCCGCACGCGAGCGATCTATAAACGCTTTGATATCACGTGACTGCGGAGTCGTATTCAAAACCGACGATCCGTAGACCGCTATCGACTTGTGAATGATTCGCTGTGCCGCATCAACAACAAGCGATTTATCCCGAAGTTTAGACTCAGCTAAGCTGAAATCGTACACGACGGACTCTCCCAAGTTTCGCAGGTTGAGCTGCGCGACTACATTCACCTTGTGATAGCGGCGCGCAACCGGCTCAGCAGCTGAAGATCGCGAGAGCTTAAATGTGCGAAGATAGCGGTTTGACGCTAGAGCAGCGACTTGTGCTGTACTCAGCGAACGATCAATATAGTACTCAGTCGACAGCTTCGCCTGACGTTGTGAAATATCTGCAACCACAGCCGTAGACGCACGCACAACCACGGTCGATAGTTGTGTCTTCAAACTAATCAGCGCCGCCTTTTTATGCGCGTAGCTTGCAAATAGTGTGTTCAGCGTCGACTTGATAGCCTCACTGCTACCGCTCAGCTGTTTTAGCGAAAAGCCTGAGACGTCATCGAATGTGCTGTACAGAGACTTTAGCGCCACAACACGTCTGGCGCGGGTCGCATACAGCAAATTTTCAACGCGTTGAGAATGCTCTAACTGACCGTCGATTTTGACGTCAGCAAAGCGTAAGCGTTGAAGCTCACCGTTGATATCAACCATACGTGGCGCAAAGCCTAGCATGTTAACAAGATCAACCTTCTGAAACAGCAGATTGGCAGGTGCACTGAGCTTAGGTGCTAATGTTTTCGACGCTTTATGTCTAAAATCAAACTCAGCTCGATAACTTGATCGACCGGCGCTAATGAGATTTGCCGCCTGCCCTTTAAGTAAGTGAATACCGGCAAGACTGGGGCGAGCGACTACACTCTCAGTTAGCGCAGACTCAAGCGTCCAGCGTAGTTGAAAGTGCGGTTTTGCATATGTGCCCTGTAGCGAAACCGTTGTACCCAGTGTCGGCGTGAATAGATCAACCGTTGTGAGCGAGACGCGAATCTGAATCTGATCTGCATCCGTCAGCCATTCCTGACGTGCCTGATCACTCAGCGCAAAAAACTCAACAAACTCTGAGACCCCCGTCTGCGTAAACTTTCGCACCGTTGGTACTGAGTCGATCTCTTGATCATCAACGAGCGTAATGCTCAAATCGACAAAAGGACAGTCAAGTACGGGTGACGTGAACCGACCGGCACTCGAACCTTGCACTAACTCTAAACGTGTCGACAACACATCACCGTTATCAACTACACCGAGAGAGTTCAGCGATGCGCCATTTCGTACCGATTCACCGTCATAGTTATAGGGCGACGGCAGATCAAGGTCGACGGTTTCTAGTGTGTTGAGTACAAACTTTACGACTTGCGTTGGGGCGATCTTAACGTTCGAAGGTACACGAAAACGGTACAGTGAATCCGTCGTGAAAGGGATTCCCACACCGCCCGTTTTAATATTAGTTTCGTCTAATATAGAAATGGAACCGTCAGCATCATAAGCAACCGAATCCAGACGCTCTAACACTAGCTCAAAATCTACTGCCTCAGCTGAACCAAAGCGACCTTCGTGATGGTCATTAATAACGCTGTGCAGCGTCATTACGTAATCAGTCTCGCCTTCAACCAGCGGTGTAAATTCAATTACATCAGAAACAGAACCGGCGACGGCATTTTTGACGGTTGGTAACCATACAATTTCGTCATTCGACTGGTACGTCACTGATGGAATCATAGTGTAGATCGAGCCTTTAGCAAGATCTTCGACCTGCGTGATTACGA